TGCCAGGCGCGATGCAGCGTTGGCCACTCGGAAGACGACATGCAAACATAGCTGGCGCCCTTGGTGACCGAGAGAAGGTTCGTCAGCGCAGGCCGCAGGAAATCCAGAAATCCCTTGCCCAACGCGTCATTGGCGATGGTCATCTTGGCCGCCGTACCGCCCTCGTAAGCAACATTATAGGGTGGATCTAGAAAGGCCATGTCCGCGAGATTCCCACCGCCAAGGGCACGCTGCACATCCGCAAGCTTGGTCGCATCACCGCAGAGCAGCCGATGGTCTCCACAGCGCCAGAGATCACCTTCGCGCGTGACGGGATTGACTGGCAGCGGCGGGGCTTCGTCGGCATCCTCACCATCAATGCCGGCATCTGCGGCCGCCAATAGCCGGTCCAGTTCCATGCCGGAGAAGCCGAGTACGTCGAGATCCACCGAGGCATCGTCACGGATGCGCGCGATCTCCGCCGCCAACAGCGCCTCGTCCCAGCCGGAATTTAGCGCGATCTGATTATCCGCGAGCCGCAGCGCACGCGCCTGGGGCTCGGTGAGATGCGCCAGTCGAATAGCAGGCACGCTTGCCATGCCGAGCCGCTTGGCCGCCATGACGCGGCCGTGGCCCGCGACCAACACGCCCGCGCCATCCACCAGCACCGGATTCACAAACCCGAACTCGGCGATCGAGGCAGCAATCTGCGCCACCTGCGCCGGTGAATGCGTGCGCGCATTCTCGGCATAGGGGACCAGCGCCGCGACCGGCAGCGAGACAACCGCAAGCTCAGGCTGCATCGGAAAGTGCCCCTTCGCGCGCTGCCGCCACCGCGTCGTAATCGTGCTCATCGCCCGCCAGCGTCACCGGCTGATCCGGGTAAAGCATCCGCCAGCGCGCAATCGCCAAATCCACATAGGCCGGCGCCAATTCAACGCCGCGCACAATGCGGCCCGTGCGTTCCCCGGCAATCAGCGTCGTGCCGCTGCCTGCAAAGGGCTCAAACACGATCTCGCCCGTGTCGGTATAGGCGCGCATTAGGAAATCCGGCAGCGCCACCGGGAACACCGCCGGATGCTCCGTCTCAATCCCGCGCCCCTTATGGCGAGTGATACGCAGCACCGCGTCGGGAATGCGCATGTCCTGCACCGGCTGGCCGATATGCGTGTAGGCCTTCACCTCGCCATCTGCGGCGCGCAGCCCGCTGCCCTTATTCGGCGTGCCAGCCCATTTGCAAGGGATGATCTTGTTCGCCTGCCGCGCCGTACGGTTGAAGTGAAACACCAACTCAAACGCCGGCGCCAGACGACCATTCCAGTCACCCGGCAATCCCGGTCCCTGGTCCCAGGTGTAAAGCCCAAAGCGACGCCAGCCCCGCGCGCGCATCCATTCCATCCAGCCTTCCCAATAGGGCTGCCATTCATTCTCGCGATGGATCAGGCCGAGATTGACCAGCGCCTGGCCATCCGGCCGTAGCGCTGCGTCCAGATGCTGGAACACGCCCTGCATTAGCGCATCCCAATCCGAGACACCGCCGGTCGTGTAAGCCCGCTGGTTGCCATAGGGCGGGCTTGTGAAGAGCATCGCGGCACGATCGCTTTCCATCACGCGCGCGACCGCCGCCGCGTCGGTGCTATCGCCGCACAATAGCCGATGCGCGCCCAGCAGCCACAAATCGCCGGGGCGTGAGACCGCCTGGCGTGGTGCCTCAGGCTCAGCATCGGCCGGATCATCGGCATCGTCGCCAATTGCTGGCGCGGCAGGGTTCTCGGCGGTGTCTGCGGGCAGGGCTTCGGGCGCATCGCCGTCAGACACGGCATCTCCAGCCGCCGCGAGGATGCCCGCAAGTTCATCCGCCGAGAAACCAAGCGCTGCCAGGTCAATTTCCGCCGCCTGGACGCTCGCCAACGCATCGCGAAGCAGCGCCTGGTCCCAGGTGGCGTTCTCTGCGATGCGATTATCAGCAAGCCGCAGCGCTTCCTTTTGCGCGGGTGCCAAGTGCTTCAGCACGATCACCGGCACCTTGGCGATGCCGAGTGCCTCTGCCGCCGCCAAGCGGCCATGGCCTGCGATCAGCACGCCATCCTCATCCACCAGGAGCGGATTGGTGAAGCCGAAGGCCTGCATGCTGGCCATGATCTGCGCGAGCTGCGCCGCGTCATGCACACGCGCATTGCCGGCATGCGGGCGCAGCGAGGCAATCGCGCGGAGTTGGATCCGCTCGGCCATCCAGGGAAGCGTCATGGGGGGGTATCCGGGAAGGAGTGGGCGAGGACGCGTGGCGCTATGCGCTGAGGTTTGCACCTAAGCTGCTGAAATCACGCCTAAAAGGTGCAAACCTTGTGGGGGTTGGGTGCAAACCAAGTGCAAACCTTGGGGGCCTAGGTTTGCACCTAAATCATTGAATTCACGTCGCTATGGTGCAAACTGCAACCCATATTTTTATTCTGACGCTAGAGAGGTCGGGCGCTTCCGCCCCCCGCATACGACATGGCCAGGAAGGAACCATCAGGTTCACTCTTGGTTTCGCTATTCCTCTCTGACCTTCAGGAACGTGACCTGCGACGACCTCACGATCAATCGCGATCACAATTCTTTAAGGTGAAGGCATAATAGCCGAAGCGAATTCCGCTGTGCAACACGACATTTTTTCGCTGCGTTGCGTTTCCTTTCGTTGGATGAAATTTTTTAATCCGCGCATGAGAAAGACTAGCATCAGAGCGTCAAAAGATTCAGCAGCTCGTCGCGTTCATCTTGGAGAGATACTACCAGCTTCTTGCGCAGCTCTTGGCAGAGAGCATTGAGAACCTTCAATTCCTTCCCCGATGGGGATTCTCCAAAGTGCCTCCAGCGACGATGCTCGAAAAACAGACAGAGCCAGAGTTCCTTCGCCGTACCCCGCCAGATGCCTTGTGCCTCTGCTTCCTCGAGACGTTCGTTTGCAAGGTCACCCAGGGCGTCGCCCATGATCGCATAACCATTGATCATATGCGCAAACCTGGCCGACTGCTCCCAAGAGAAGGTCTCGGGGATGGCATCGAATTGACCGTCCTTGATAAGTTCTTCCCACGCCACGATTAGACTCCCTGATTTTTATTTCATTCAATTCCTGCCACAAAATTGCAACGCAGGCTTTTTGACAATAAGTTCACATGCTGAAGTTTTATCTTGGGGGCATCAAAGTGAAGAAAGCAATCCCATGGTCTGTCGTCGAGGCGCTTGGCTATTATGTCTATCGGCTCGAAGACCCCAGAACTGGAATGCCCTTTTATATCGGGAAGGGTAAAGATCAGAGAGTGCTGCAACACGAATGGGATGCGCTGACCTCGGAAATTCCGTCGGATAAGATGAAAACTATTCACGAAATAAGGGCGTCTGGAAACGAAGTCCGCATTGTCATCCACAGGCATAAGCTGGATGAGCAAACTGCGCTTCATGTCGAAGCAGCGCTGATTGATGCCTACGAAAACCTGACAAACATGGTCCGGGGGCATAATTCTGAATTTGGTGTTGCCCCACTGGAGGAGCTGGTGGCGCTTTACGCGGCCTCACCCCTGGAGTTTGCCGAGCCCTGCATCATCATCAAAATCGAGAAAGAATGGAGGTATAGTCTGACGGCCGACGAATTGTATGAACGGACCCGTCGCTACTGGGTCTGTGCCCCTCACAACCGTAGCCCTAACCCTCGGTACGCCTTAGCGGTCGCACGCGGATTGGTCAGAGAAGTATATCGAATTGATCACTGGCTCGAGTATCGTGGCTGGCCCGAGGATCGTGATCATTCCCGCCACTCCGATCCAAATGAGGAGTGGCCAGCCAGTTATCTGCGCCGCGGATTTGTAGGATCTGTTGCTCATGACCTCGCGGAATTGAAATTGAAATCGATTGAGCATCTCACCAAGACTGGATCGCAAAACCCAATCACCTATCTGAATTGCTGACGCACGCATCACAGCCTCACGCCGCCCTCTGCCGCCCCACCAGCCCGAAATGTCCCGCGAGCACACTCAGCGTCGCCACCAGCATTCCTTGCGCCTGAGGCGGCGGCACAGGCCGTCCGCCCCAGCCTTGGCGCATGGCCCATTCACGCACTGACATCTCGAGGCCGATTACATACCAGGCGCAGGAGCCTGCCGCGCTGTCGTGGCCACCCAGCGCATTCAACGCAGCCGCCACCCGACGCCGCGCGTCCAGGCTGCGCTCGGAGAGGTCATCGCTCGCCCCCCCAGGCAGGCGCAGCAGGGCTGACCGCGTCACGCCATCCAGCGCGGCCACGTAGAACAGCGAGCGGAACGTCGCGCCGGCGTCGTGCATTTCCTGCGTGATTGTCCCATTTGCCAGCATCATGCCCAGCGTATCCACCGCTCGGCGATGCTGGACGGGTCGTCCGGTCTCGGGATCCGCCTCGCGGATCGGCGGCGTGAAGTCGCCATGCTGCAGGCGCCATTGGGACGGGCCCATTGTATCCGGTGTCTTGGTGCGTTTCTGTTTGCGCTTAGCGGCCATGGTTCTTCTCCTGCTGCCGAGGCCCCCAACGGCGCACGGCTTCGTTCTGGACCGCCTGGCGCAGCCAGGGGTCGGTGATGTCCTCGATCGCGAGTGAGACCACTCCCTGCTGCTGCCAGACGCGGCGGCGGAGGGCTTCTATCTCGGGTGTGGTGGTTGGGCTGCGCGTGCCGCGGTTCAGGGACGAGCGCGGCGGCGCTGGAGAGTCTGGGAGGGTCATGGCAGGGCCATCCCCTTAGGCTTGAGAAGGCGTGCCCCCCTATAGAGAGGGAGAAAATTCAATAATAATGATAATTCAATAGTTCTAGGGTCCCTCCCCAAGGCGCGTGCATGTGTACGTCTGCGCGCGCGCGGGAAATATTGAATTATTGAACTCTCCCCGCGATGCGGCCTTTTGCCTGGGGTTTCGTGTGGGCGAATTTTTGGGGCCGCAAGATTTTTCATGGGGTAGCCTCCGACGAGGGCCCAAACCAGGGCGACGCCACGGCGGTGTAGAAGGTGGTGGGCTTGGTCGTGCCGACTTCCTGGTCCATTGAGACCAAGCCTGCCTCCTGGAGGGAGCACAGGATCTCCTCGCGCTCGCGCCGTGAAAGAAATTGAGATTGCCGGGTAATCTCACTGCGGGATTGCCGCCCGCCGTCACGGATGATCTGCAGCAACCGCTTGTGCTTGGCTTCGGTATCGTTGTTCGAAACCCTGCGATCTGCTTCCCGCAGCATGGTGCTGATGCAGTGGTCGACCAGACGGGATGCCCATACGACGTCCTTTGCCTCGGTCACTGGCTGCGCCGGATCGCGGCTGATGGCGGCAATCATGGCGAGCTTCGCGGCGTTTTCGGCGTGACGGCCGAATAGCGCGGTTGCGTAGGTTCCGCGGTGCGACCGCAGCTTGTCGGTCGCTTCCCGCCGCACCACCGCCATGGCCGCCTCAGCTTCCGGGCTCAGCGGCACGGTATAGGCGTGCATCGGTGCTGTGGCTTCCATCAGATCGGCGAGGTTGCCTCCATGGCTGTGTCCAGGCACGCCGAGGGCAATCGCCTGGATGGCGGCGACGAGATCGGCTGGCGGTTCCATTGGCGCCGGCGTCTCGTTGCGTTCCGGATAATCCTCGTCTGTCAGGAAAACCAAAAAGCGAGCTATGGAGCCATCTGCGAGGGCGCCACCTTCCAGCGCCGCCCAGAATGGTCCCGGCACGGTGACGCCCCAGAGACAGGCGCAGGGCTGTTCAATGGTGACGCGCGGCTTGGTTTTCTGGTCCGCGTATTCCGTTCCGATGTATGGCTCAGCCGCCGAGGTGTAGAGCTTGGTCAATTCAGCCCAGATGGCTGCTTTGTGTGCCGGCGCACGGGGGCTGAGGACCGCCTTCAGGAACTGGCCGAATTCGTCCACCTGGAACAACCGTACCGGATGGCGCTGCAAGGATGTGAGCAGCCCGGCTGATGAGGCGAGTTCTTCGCCGCCAAGGTAGCGGTCCAGCTTTGCCGCGAAGATGGTGCGTTTGACGCAACGCCGCGCGTGATCCTTACCGCCGCCGCTGTCCGCAATGCCGACAGCATAGACGTTGCTGCGCAAATCGGTGGGTGTGCGGTAGCGCCTGCCAGCGAGGGCGCCGATCATGCAGATACCTGCGCCAAGTGCGAGGAAGGGTTGCGGGCTTATGGCTGTCGCGTTCGCGTAGTCGAGAAAAAGCCGCAAGGCGCCGTCAACCTGCAGCAGTTCTGCCGGAACACGATAAGGCTTAGGTGGCGGTGCGCTTGGGGCAGGCGCAGTGCTGACCTTTGCCAACAGCCCCGCCGCCGGATGCGGCATTGCCATCTGCTCAGCCACATTCCCATTCAGGATGATCTCTGGCGGTGGATTCCAACCGCGCTTTTCCGCCAGCCAATAGATTTTGCCCGCACCTGCGCTATGCGGCTTGAGTGTCGCCCAGCGCCGCTCTGGTGTGTCGCTGCGGCCCGATTGTCCGGACTTGCTCGCATTGCGCGACCAATCAATCCAAAGCTGGCGGCCTTCCTCGCCAATCGCGGCCTTGATCGCAGCGCCGATGGTGATCCATTCATTCCCAGGCAGATCATCATTTGGCAGAAAGGCCAGTGCGGCAGCGACGGCTTCTGGGGTGCCACGCGGATCGGATGGCCCGCGCCAGGTGTCGCTCGGGCTATCCATGTTCAGCGTTGTCTTGCGCAGTGCCGCCGGGACCATGTCCCATGCGGCGTCCAGGAAGGCGTCGCAGGCCGCTTCGGTTATCTCGGGCAGGTCGGCGAGCGGTGTGTCGGTCAGGCCGTCCTCTGGCCAGGCATAGGGCTGCCCGGTGACGGGATGGATGGCGTAGGCGACGAATTGCTGGCCGCGTGCCAGCACTTCCAGCGGATGGCGCTTGCGCCCGCGAAAGGCTGTGGCAGCGCGATAGACCAGCAGGCGCTTCGGCGCCTGGCCAATGCGCAGGCACGGCGTCTCGCCCAGCATGCGCTTCGCCAGATCAGTGAGCGCCACCGCGACCGAGCCATCCGGCACGTCAATGTCGATGCCGACTACCGCGCCGCAGGCGATGCCCACCGCGCAATCAGGCCAGCGGCGCCAGATGTCTATCTCGAAGGTTTTGGTCGCCCTGTCGCAATGCCGCGTCCAATCGGGATAGGGCGCCCAGGCTCCTTTGCGGAAATGCCCCGGCACCTTGGCGCCCGGCATGATGGGAATGACGGGATAGCCGTTGTCCACCAGCCGCGCGCCGAATTGCGCCATGAAATCCTTCATGCGGCCCTCCCAGGCAAAGGCGGTGCGGGATGGCTGCCGCTATCCAGGCGCTGCGCCAGCGCGTCCTGATAGGCGGTGACGATCACCTCCAGCAGCGTCAGCCATTCGGCATCGGTCAGCACCGCAAGATCGGTTTTGCCGATGCTTTCCAGATATTCGCCGGCCATGGGGCTGGCGGCCTGGATGGCGGCGATTTCGTGTTCATCGGGATCAATCACGCCCCACCTCCGGCGCATGGCATGCATGCAGCGCATCGAGCAGACCCAGCGCGGAGCGCCGGTCTTGCGCCGCGGATCGAACCAACCAAAGCAGCGCGCAGTGCGCAGGCGACAGGCAGCGCATTTCACATGAACCTCACAGCGGTGATTTCGGTGTATTGGCCGGTGGGCCGGACCTGGATGGCGATGGGGCGGCGCAGATGCTGCTGTTGGGCCAGCGCCTCATTCACCGTCATGGGGGGTGGTAGATTGCCCGCACGACGCCGCCACCAGGACAACGCCTTGTCGCGGGGAAATCCGGTGTGCTCGAAACACACCCATTCGCTGTGCTGGATAAGGCCGCATTCATAGGTGACGCGGAGCGACGCCGGCTTGCCGGGCTTCTCGTGCCGCGCGTAGGCAATATCCGTGACATCGCACCAGGCCGCCTGTATCTGCGTGGACAGCAGCGCGTCAGACGCCGCCTTCGGTGCCACCTTCACCACCGGCGGTGGGAATTCATAGTCGCACTCAATGCAGTGCCGCGCGCTCGCGTGGTTGATGGTTTTGCATTCGGGGCAGGTTTTGATCGGCGCCTTGCCGTCCTCTGCGGATTCCTTCTTGCGGCCATCCACCGTGTCGATCGGGCCATGCCGTGCGGTGTTGCCGGCGAAGTCCAGCACCAGGCAGTCATCCTTGCCCTCGGCAAGGCGCGTGCCGCGACCGACCATCTGGACATAGAGCCCGACGCTTTTGGTTGGGCGCAGCAGCGCGATCAGGTCTGTGCCCGGCGCGTCAAAGCCGGTGGTGAGGACATTGGCGTTGGTGACGCAGCGCAGCCTTCCGGCCTTGAACGCCGTCAGGATGCCATCGCGTTCGGGCCCGGGCGTGTCACCCGTGACGGTCTCGGCAGAGAAGCCGTGCTCGCGGATCGCGTCCCGCACATGGCGGGCGTGGGCGACGCCGGAGCAGAACACCAGCCAGGATCCGCGATCCGCGCCGTGCTCAACGATCTCGGCCACTGCGGCGCGCGTGACCTCATCCCGGTCAACAGCGGCCTCAAGGTCCTTGGCGATGAATTCCCCGCCGCGCGTGCCAACACCACCGACATCAAGCTGCGTGGTGGTCTGCTTGGGGACAACTGGGCAGAGGTAGCCTTGCTGAATCATCTCCAGCACCGGCACCTCATAGGCGATGTCGGTGAAAAGCCGATCCTCACCCTCGTGCAACAGGCCGCTATCCAGGCGGTAAGGTGTGGCGGTGAAACCGACGACCTTGGTGAGGCCGGCATTGATCTCCTTGAGCTGCGTCAGAAATCGGCGATACATGCCGCTGTCATTTCGGCCCAGCAGATGGGCTTCATCGATCAGCACCAGATCGCAGCGCTGCACCTTGTATGCGTGACGGTGGATGGATTGGATTCCGGCAAAGAGGATCTGCGCGTGAATGTCGCGCCGTGACAGCCCGGCCGAATAGATACCTGCTGGCGCATCGGGCCAGGCGCGCAGTAGCGCCATGAAGTTTTGCTGGATCAGCTCCTTCACATGGGTGAGGATCAGCACGCGGGTGTCGCCATAGGCGGCGATGGCCTCCTGCGTGAAGCCCGCGATGCAGAGGCTTTTTCCCGTACCGGTTGGAAGCACGACCAACGGATTTCCCGCGCTGGCGGAGAAGTATTCGTAGAGCGCCTCGATGGCCGAGCGCTGATAGGGGCGGAGGGAGAGGGTCAACGTTGCGCCCCTTCCATTCCGTCCTCAAGGAGCGGCGCGCAGCGCCGGCGCAGATCGAGCCTCGGGGCCGAAAGTAGAAGCTGGGACCGGAGCACGATCTGCCGCACTCGGTTCTTGCTGATATTGAACGATTGTCCGATGTCTTCGAATGTTTGTGGCGCGTCGCCATTCAATCCGAAATACATCTGCATGATGCGCTGCTCCCGCGGGCGCAGGCTGGCCAGCGCGGCGTCGAGAGCATCGACGGCGGCACCCATGGCGACCGCCCGTTCCGGATCGTAGGCAATGGAGGTGGTCGAGCTGCCAACAAGTGCCGGTAGATCCTCTGCGTCGACCTCCCGCGTAACGCGGTTGGTATCCAGCGCCCGTCGTATGAAGGGCGCGGGGAAGAGATCCTCGGGCAGCCTGCATAGCGTCTTCGAGATGGCGAGGATGCAGCTGCGCCATTCTCCGTCCTGGCGCAGCGGTGCGATCTTGAGTTTCAGGTAGTCGCTGACGCGGGTATAGGAGACGCCGCTGTCGCGTGCGAGTGCAGCTGCAGTCTCACATCCTGCAGCGCGCATCGCCGTCAGCAGCGCATTGTTTTTGATGGTGACGATCACCAAGAGATCGCGGTTCATGCTGCCACTCCCATCGCCACGGCATCTGCCTTGCTGAGCCAGCGTCCGCCGCGCTCACAGCCGGTGCAGATCAATTCTGCGATATGCGGGCCCTTGCCGGGTCCCACGCGAAAGGTAGTGCTGCTGCAGGTCAGACAGGGACGGTGCGGGATCAGTTTCGGCGTTGGCGTATCGGCAACGCCGTCGCGCCATTCGGTCCCATCGCGCAGCCGGTAGCTAACCCAATCCTCGCCCGCATCCTCCTGCTCGCCGGCGATGAAGTCCGGGATAAAGAGATGCGCGACGCAGCCAGCCTCCTGGTCGCGCCGGCCAAGCTGATGGTTGTGCCGCGCGCAATGCCAGGCGCCGTCATTGGTTGGCGAGGCATGCAGGCAGGAGCGGCAATGCCGCTCAGGCATCGCACCCTCGTGACAGGTGGCGTGATGCTCGCAAAAGCGGCATTGCCACCATGCGGGATCGTCACTGATGCGCGCGGGCGGTCGGTTCGCGGCAATGACCCGCTCAGCCTTGGCCATGATGCGCAAGGCGGCCTCGGCGTCGTAATGCAGGCGTTCCTGATAGAGCTCGTCGGTGTTCTTGTTCACCGCGAGGTAAAAGGCGCGTTCCAACCCTGCCAGATGCATGTAGGTCTGCATTTGCGCCCAGTGCAGCGGCTTGGATTTGGCGACACCCTCGCGCTTGAGTGCGAGGAAGGATTTTTCGCTATGGGTCTTGAATTCACAGACATGCCAGGTGCGAAGCGCTTCGGGTAAGCCGATCGCCACCGCATCCATGCTGCCGCCGAAATGGCCGCCCGTATCGCGTAGCTGCCATTGGCGCCCGGTGGCTGGATCGAGATCCAGCACCGTAACGCCGATACGGCGAAGGTCAGCGACAAAGCGTGCCTCCGCCAGATTGCCAGTATCGAACAACCGCAACAGCCGGCCCGTATGCTTCACGCGCGTAGTCCAGCGAAAGCCGTACCAAATGGCGCGCTCGCATTCGGTGCCGATCAGTGACGCGCCCAGATGTTCCCGAAAGCCGTGATCGGCCGCCGCCTCATAGGCGGTGTAGATGGCCGATACGGTGGGCGTTGGCGGGATTGGCAGGCTTACCATGGCAACCCTCCCGATCAGGCGCGCCGCCAGGGGGGCGTGCCGCCTGTGCCCGGGCGCGCAGCAGGCGGGGGCGTTGTCGCAGGGCGGGGCGTTGGCGCTGCTTGGCTCGGCGCAACACTGGTGCTCCCTGCTTTGGCGGCGGAATAGCCAGACACCTTGTTCCGCGCCTCGCGGTGCACGCCGTATTTGTCGGTACCGGCAGGCTCGACCTTCAGCGTCACGAACAGCGGTTTGAAGTGCAGCTGCTCGCTATCGCCGACATGCATCTGGCCCACCGCGTGGCAGATGGCCGACAAGGTGCGCTGCGCGATCTCCACCGTCTGCTCGTTGCGGTTCACCAGGTTCAGCTGATCGAAGATCTTCCGCCGCGCGGAGGGGCCTTCCAAGATCTCGAAGA